ATAACAAGCGTGGCAGTAGAGTAATGGAATACCAACTTTTATTTAATATTGTGGTTGCAGGCGCTGGATTTTTGGGCGGCGTATTGGTCAACAGAGCTTTCGCTACACTAGACAAGATCAACGATGACCTGAAGCTAATACCAGAGAAGTATGTTGCGAAGGATGACTACAGAGAAGACATCCGCGAGATAAAAGAAACGCTTGGTGCAATATTCAAGAAACTAGACAACAAGGTTGAAAAATGAAACTTGATCCTGTTCTACTAAATATGGCTGCAAGCTGGTCAGAGAAGGCTTACAACAAGAAGAACAAGGATGCTATCAAAATAGAAAACAAGATCACAGGAGCCACGGCTTTTGTAATCAAGCGTAAGACTATAGATGTCATTGCGTTCCGTGGCACGGAGAAGAAGCTAAACGACATTCTCACAGACCTGACGGCGATCCCGGTTCCGTATGCTGGCAGAATGTGCCACGCAGGTTTCGTTCTACAACACGCTTCTATCTGGAAAGAGATCAAGAAGCACATTGACCCAAAGAAGCGCACATTGTTTACAGGACATTCTCTTGCTGGTGCGCTTGCAGAAATCTCATGTGCAAAATTAAACGGTAAGCACGACAACATTAATCTCATCACATTCGGCAAGCCAAACACGTTTCTGAAAGGCTTCAAGAGGCCGATGAAGCTCGACAATCAGATATCCTGTGTCAATGGCAGTGATATGGTTGCACGAGTCCCACGGCTGCTCTACGGGCCTTCTAAGTCGCAAACAATGCTATACTTTAGCAATACAGGCCCAGACTACATAAATCCCAGTAAGGACACCAGAATAGCTGACAGAGGCGGCATGAAGGATAGAGTCGCTGACCACAGCATGAGCGATTACAAGAAAAGGCTAAAAGAGTATCTTGAGTCTCAAGAGAAGGTAAAGCCTATAAACCAAGAAGCTGCTAAGCAACTGGAGAAAATGAGATGAGACTGATCTGTCTACTTTTTGTGTTCACCTTATCAAGCTGCACATCCGTGCAAGGCGTAATCGACAACAAGGAAATCTACTGCTCACAATTCTACAAAGGCATCCGTGCTGTTGGCAGGAGTGCCTTATCTGCTACGGCTGGTGTGGTAGTGCCTGATGTCTGCGACACAATAGACGAGATTGTCGCGGAGGAAAACGCCGAAGGCGTGGACAAAAGCGATAGCTGATCTCCGACTCATAATCCAACTGGTGTTGTTGTTCAAATGAAACTAGGCGGTCTACTCAAATCACTTGCTCCTACGATAGCCTCTGCTGCTGGCGGGCCTCTTAGCGGTATGGCTGTTAAGATGGCGGCTTCCAAATTAGGCATTCCAGACGCTACGGCAAATGAGATTGAAGACCTGATCGAGCGCGAGCCTGAGAAGGCGGTTGTACTCAAGCAGGCTGACGCTGAGTTTAAGAATCGCATCCGTGAGATGGAGATAGATCTTGAGTCTTTTAAGACTGAGGTTGAAGACCGTAAGGATGCCAGAACTAAGTTCGCGGGAGACCTTACGCCAAAGGTGTTTTGCATACTAGCGCTGCTTCTGTACGGAGCTTATGTAATGGCGGTAACCATCATGCCGCACGATCAAAACGATGAGACTATAATCTCACTCGTGCTGGGCCAGCTATCCGGGATACTGGGAACCTGCGCGGCGTTTTTCTACGGAGGCTCTCAGAAGTGAATAAGATGGACAGGCTGATAGAACAACTGAAGCGCCACGAAGGCGTTGAGACTCATGCGTACAAATGCTCCAGCGGCAAGCTGACCATTGGCGTTGGTAGAAATATTGACCCAGAAGGCGGTATCGGTTTATCAATGGATGAGATCGAGTACCTGCTTTCCAATGACATCCTGCGCTGTATCAAAGAGCTTAGCACTGAGTATCCGTGGTTTGGCGATCTGGATGAGGTGCGTCAGGAAGCAATCATCAATATCTTCCTGAATCTGGGCGCGACAAAATTCCGCTTATTTAAGCGGGCTCTGGCCGCGATGGAGCAAGGAGATTATGAAACCGCAAGCACTGAGTTTCTGGACAGCCGCTGGGCTAAGCAGGTAGGCGGTAGAGCGTTAGAGCTTACTGATATAATTAGGTCAGGCGAGTATGTATGATCCTTATATCTACCTTTGCGAAATTGTTCGAGTCGTTGATGGAGATACTGTTGATGTCAATGTTGATCTGGGTTGGTCTGTTTCTGTTCGCAAGCAGCGTATTCGTTTATACGGCATTGACGCTCCCGAATCTCGCACTAGAGATGTGGAAGAGAAAAAATACGGCAAAGCCTCAAAGAAGTTTGTCAAAGACTTCCTGAGCAGCGATCACATCCTGCTCAAGACCAGAGAGAAAGGTAAGTACGGCAGATATCTAGGTGACTTCTGCGTGGGTGACAAATGGCTCTGTGACGAGATGATCAAGGCTCACCACGCAGTCCCGTATTACGGGCAGAACAAAGCAGACATCGCAGCCGCGCACATCCGCAACAGAGACTTAGTGCAGCTCTGATCCGTAGTGGTCAGTTTCTTGCATATACTTAAAGAACTCTTTGCTCCGAGTTTCATCACCGAACACAAAGTCCTCTAAGTGCGACAAATTCCAAGCCAGCGTAGCTATGTAGTTGAGATCACGGCTACTAAATTTGTGAGGAGCCTTCTGAAGCCATTCCTCGCAGTCTTCTGGATTCTTTAAAATAAAGCTAATGCCTTCCATTTTTTTGCCTCTTCGATGTCAGACAGATGCTTGTACTTGACTAGCCTAGCATCTTCTTTGACTGCTGTGTTGGTTATTTTTTCACCACGCTTGCGCTCTATAGCTAGATCGGTAGACCAGAACCACTCTTTAGAGCAGTGACCCATAACGGTGCAGGTGTTGTCTAGGATGTTCACCACGGTGAATATGTAATGATCGCACTTCTGGTGACGCTGGTAATCTGTCAGCAAGACTCTGCTATCTGCATGAGGTACATACTTCGGAGCGTTGGTTTTGACATCAATCCGGCAGTTTCCCACTAGAAAGTCATAATCAAACCCGTCTACAAAACTGTACGGTACGTCATAGCAGGCCAGCAGCTCAGCCACAGCAAGCTCTCCGATAGTGCCTACTACCTTACTGTGCTTGTTAATACTGCGGCTGTTGAGCGTTTCTGGAGTGTCTTCAGCGATGTCGTACCAGATGTCAGGTATCTCAAAGATCGCTTTCATGCGAAGGCCACGGTATGTGGATGCCTAGCTTCTCTCCGAGGTACTTGTTCAGGATGTCATAGACCTTGATGTAGTCTATCTTGTTGGCATCTGCTGAGCTTTCTTGGTCTGTCAGTGTTTTTAGCACTGGCTTGAATAGGTAGTCTTTGACAGCGTATTTTGTCCACGGTATTTCTTTCTTGTGTTCCATCACTGTCTTTACGTCTAGGTTCTTCTCATTCAGCGCATCTGCAAGCTGCTCGCACCAAAGGTGTAATGAGCTGTTCTGCTTGACGCTACGCTGCTTTCCCGTCTTCCATTGCATGACAAGATACTTATCCTTGCGGTAGCACTCATCAATATGTTGCTTGAACATCTCTAGCGTATGTTCGCTGTTTATAATCCAATGCTGACCCGTCATTTCAGCCTCTTCTCCTGTTCTTTGATTTGCGCTCTGAAGTCTTTGATCATGTCATCATAATCAGCCTTGTAGAGCTTGTGGACTTGGTTCTTTGTAGCAATCATGTGATCAACATGATCTTTGCCGTACATATCGATCATGTGCAGCGTGTAGGCTTGTGATGCAGTGCCGTGCTTCATGCCAAACCCATTACAACCTTTGCATTGTAAATGCACATTGCATTCTTCAAGCGCCCAGCGACTGCTTGCGCCTTTTGGTAGCCAATGGCCTCCATCTGCATCCTTGTAATGCACCAGCTTGTTGCACGACACGCATCTAGCCATACCGTTGTCATCAGCAGCCTTCATCCTGACGAGCTGCTGAAGCAACCGTAATGCCTTTGCTCTGGGAGTTTCACTCGGCACTCTTACGCACCTTCACGATATGAAAGCCTCCATTGGTGACTTGCTGAACGTCGAAGGTAATATCCTTGCCGCGCAGCCAGCCTTTGATTGACCAATAGGCTCTCCGCATTTCATCGTAATCCTCAAACTCAATGGCCTGCGAGTAGCCCATATCAACAAAGGCTCTGACAGCTTGGTTCTTGATCTGGCGCTCAGCTTTCTCAAACTCTACAACTTTCATTAGAATGGTATATCCGAGTAATCTTCTTTTGTTTCATGTGAAACGTCATCGGGCTTTTCGCTTGCCACACGCTCCCATTTCAACGAAATAAACTTAGCGCCTGTCTTGCTGTTAGTATTGAGCCAGCCTTTCAGGTCATACCCGTACTCGCTCTTTCCGATCTGACCCGAGTTAACAGCTTCAAACAAAGCCTTCATGTCTTCCTCTTTGATGCTGGCGTAATACTGGTCATCGTCATATTTTGACTTGTTAATCCCGGCGAGTTGTACCCATTCCTTATTTTTGAATTTAACCATCTATCAGTCTCCTTGTTTCTGAATCTACTAATTGTGCGGCCTCGATGATTATCTTAGACGCTTTATCTATCCATTCATCGTCACGTTCTACCTTGATGATGAAAGGTTTGTGTTCCGGTCTGAATGAAAAAAACCAGTAATGATCTAGCTCCATTATCCACATAGTGCCTTGCACCTGCTGGAAATAGGCGCTAGGAAGCCTGCCAGAGCGCCTGTAGCCTATATGCGTACTCCGCTGTGGGCATTTGATTTCGATGCCTGTATCAGCCCAGAGGCCGTCTGGTGAGCATCCAACATCGTGATCGTCCAGAGCTACCAAACCAACCTGCTTGATGCTGACATCGTGCAGCAGCTCAAAGGTAGAGCGGGCCTGATCTTCGAGATCGTTGCCTTCCTGCATTGCAGCGCTTTTGTAGGTGTCGATTGGTATCGGCACTTCACGCTCAGCAATCACGGCGTTAAGATAGGTGTCAGCTTGTTTAGACTTCGCTCCTTGAGTCGTTACGAGCTTTGAGAAGTTGGATGCGGTGATAAAGCCGCATCTGCTTCTCAACCATTCTTCAGAGCCTTGTTCGTGGTAAAAGTGTCTCATAGGAAAGAATCCTGCTGAGACAGCTCCTCACGCTCCTTGATGATCTTCCTGAGCTGAGCTATTTGCTTGTCGCTCAGATTCCAGTTGTTAGCCTTTACAGACCGCAGGCAAGATTCTAGGTTCATGCCAGCCTTCTCGCAGTCAGCCTTGATGCTGTCTATATTGGCGGTCTCGGCAGGCTCTTCTTCGTGCTGCGCGTCATTATCGTTCTCAGGATCGCCCAGAGCGAACAGGCCCATCAGGCAGTAGCGCTTGGCGTAGGTGTAGCCAGTGCCGCAGCCTTGCTCAGTCTTCTTTACCTTATCGACTAGCGTGAGCTGGGAATGTGACTGACCGCTCTTCAGATGAATCAGCGTAATAGTGCAGCCTACCTGATCCTCGGCGTTGACATCGGTGAAGTAGTACACGATTTCATCACCGAAACAGTCCCGCGCTGCATCGTTCAGCACCGCTACAGACCAGTATTTCTGCTTGGTGTGCTTGTTGACTTGATCTTTTTCTGGCGTAGCAAACTTGCCTCTGCATTTCGCAAAGGACTTCCAAAACTCAATGTTTTCCATAAGTTATCCCGTCAAGGTGTGTAAAAGGAAAGGCGAGTGTAAGCGAGTGTGACAGGCGTGTCAACAGGTGAAGAGGAGTGCGATCAGCCGGATTCGAGACTTGCGGGTTTTGCGGACACATCCGCTAGCTGACGGGTGCTAGGTGCTGTTTTGTTAGCACGAAGACCGCACAACACAATATTAACACAAAGTCACGGACAAAAATGCCTAAATATTTTGCTGTTTTGTCCGTAGACATAATATGAGCCTTTCAGTATTCTGTAAGGCCGGTGTGGTAAATCCTGACCGAAACTCAAGGATCATGCTTACGGCGAGCTTTGTAGGCCGGAACACGAGACATTAGCGGGTTTGATGCGACCGCGCCTGACCAGCGAAGCGAAGGCGGCAAACAAGCTCAGCGGACATGAATGGCGCTAGACGCGGCGACCACGGATTGGTGAAGGCGTTCTTGCAATCTTAATCTCTCGTACCACGCTCTGATATGACTACTGGTGTCCCAAAGCATCTAAATGACATTTTCGCCCAGAAAAGTGTAAAATATGTGTTGACACGGTGTAATGATTGCTTCAGAATCCTTACATCGTTCAACATAACCGAGGATAAACGAATGTCACAAGCTCAACAGATAGACCGAATCGTAGAATTAGAAGCTCAGATCGCTGGCCTGAAAGCTGTCCAGCAGTCTCTGATCGCTGACTTCAAAAAAGCAGGTGCTGGCAAGTACAAAGGTAACAACGGCATCCTGACAGTATCCGTAGCAGAGCGTAAGACGCTGGACATGAAAGCGGTCAAGCTCAAGCTGTCACCACAATTCATCAGCGCTCACACCAAGAAGCAAGAAGTTGTCAGCGCCCGAATCACTGTTCGAGTCTAGAAAGAATATAGGTGTTGCATCGGTGCAGCAGTTGTGCATAATGAGAATCATGGAGCTGCGCGGTGCGGCTCCTTTTACGGAGAACGCGAATGTTAGATGTCTTTACAACTTCAACCTACGAAGAAATCCGACGAGCTACAGTTGACGGTGACGTTGACTTTGATGTCCTTGATCGACAACTGTTTGAGGACATTCAGGATCAGCTCACTCACCCAGAGAATACAGACGCTGCTCACAATGTGCTGTACGCAGGATTTGAGCTTTGCGCTGACTCAGCAGACATTACCAATGCTCTCATGTCATTCATGAATAGCGGCTCGCTTGACAGCGCTCAAGCTCTTAGAGCTATGATGCAGGAAGCTATTGATGAGATGACCCGCGCAGAGATCACAAAGATTGCGAGGAGCCTGTAATGACTAGAGCAGAGAGAATCAAGTACAGCGCGGCAGGCTTTGTCCTGCTTGCGCTCTTCGCCTTCGCAAGCAACATGGACTATCAGGACGAGCTGTGCGATGAGCGTCACCGCTGGGAGGCCACAGGCCACGAGTACGTTGGTATCCCAGCAGGAGCTGAGAACTGCGAGCCGTGGAAGCCAACCTACAGATGCGGTAGCTACTGTGTCGATTGAGCTGAGGCCACACCAGAAGACCGCAGTTGACGCACTACGCGCCAGCTTGCGGTCAGGCCACAAGAGGCCAGTGCTGGCAGCGCCGTGTAGTATGGGCAAGACGCACATCGCGGCTTACATCCTGATGAACGCTGTGGAGAAGAATCGCCACAACCCAGACTACCGGGCTGTGTTCTTTGTGGATCGCCTGAAGCTGCTGAGTCAGACAACCGATGTGTTTGACAGTCTGGGAGCCAGCTACAGCGTGATGCAAGGCGATGATCCGCGCTATGACCCGAACAAACGTATACAGATCATAAGCATCCAGACAGCTCTCAGGCGCAAGAGGTTCAGTTTTGACATTGCGGTAGTAGATGAGTGCCACACGCTCTACAAAGGCGTGACAGAGCTTATGAGGCGCTTAGACGGCATCCCGTGGATTGGCCTATCAGCTACGCCGTACAGCAAAGGCATGGCCGCTGAAGGCTTGTACGATGACCTGATCGTGACTTGCACTCCGAGAGACTTGATCAATGATCAATGGTTAACTCCTACAGAGTATTACGTTGGTAGGTCAGTTGACGCATCTGGCATCAAGACAAAGGCGCTCAGCACTGGCGGTAGTGACTATGATCCGAAGGCTCTGGGCCAGAAGATGCTGGATGATGACACGTTGGCTGGCGATATCGTGCAGAACTACGTCAAGCATAGCAACGGCCTCACCAGACGCGCTCTGTGCTTCGCTCCATCCATAGCCTATAGCAAGAGCCTAGTTGAGCGTTTTAACTCTGAGATCGGCTCTGAGATAGCCGTACACGTTGATGGTTATATGGATCGTGAGCTACAGAACTACATCTTTGAGGACTTCAAGCGCGGAGACTACAAGATTCTGGTCAATTCCAAGCTAACAAATACCGGATTTGACGATACTGGAATTTCTATTATCGTGGATGCCTACAAGACCAAGAGCCGCATAGCGTGGGTGCAGAGGATAGGCAGGTGCTGGAGGATACATCCCGGCAAAGATAAGGCCATAGTGCTTGATCACGCTGGCAATCTGGAGCATTTCAATTGCTTTCCAGAGGATATCATCCCGCATGAGCTGGACTCAGGTGATCGCAGATTTGATGAGAAGAAGCAGACCAAGCAAAAAGAGCGCGAGCCAATAGTCCGACCTTGCCCAGTATGCCGTAGTGCTATGACAGGCAGGCGCTGCAAGGCTTGTGGGCACGTTCTTCCTAGCGATGTGCCTGTTCTCAAGGATAATGGCGAGATGCTGGTGAAGGCTAAGAATATGTCACCAGCGGCCCAGAGAAGAGCCACACTGACAAAAGAGGACAAGCAGGCGTGGTACAGCAGCTTCCTGTGGTACGCCAAGCAGCAGAACTACAAGCACGGCTGGGCCTACCACAAGTACATTGAGGCTATGAGCTGTGCGCCCAATGGTCTCAAGCAGGTAGTAAAGGAGCCGCTCCCAGAGGCTGTAAGATGGATTACTTCGAGGAACATACGTTACGCCCACAGGCGTGACAAATGAGCGTCAGCAGGCGGTGCGTTGGGTTTTTGTTGGTTGTGTCCCAGAAAACACCTGCTGTCAGAGCAAGCGACTCCATCTCACCTAGCTGAGAAACATTCGTGCTTGTGATCTGACCGGCTGGCCCACGCTACGGGCTTTTTGACTTATTTTGCCTGAAGTGTGAAAAAGTGTTGACTCTGTGTGAGATGCCAGTAGAATGGGAACCATAGAGCGGCGCGGTGCTGCTCTTTTGAGGAGAAAAACGAATGACCTTAACACAGAACTTTGACCGAGAATCTGCTATTGAATAT